GCTTGGCCGAGGGCGCGGCCTTCATCACCGGCGACGGCGTGAAGAAGCCCAAGGGCTTCCTGGCCTACCCAACGGCCGCGACCAAGGACGCGACCCGCCCGCTCGGCACCTTCGAGCACATGGTGACCGGCGTGGCTGGCGGCTTCGCGGCCTCCAACCCGGGCGACCTGCTGGTGTCGCTGATCTATCGCCTGAAGTCGGGCTACCGCACCGGCGCGCGCTGGTACACGAACAGCTCGACGCTGGCGACGGTCCGCACCTGGAAGGACGGCCAGGGCAACTACCTGTGGCAGCCCAACGCCCAGGCTGGCGAGCCCGGCACGCTGCTGGGCTTCCCGATCGCCGACATGGAGCAGATGCCCGATGTGGCGGCCGGCGCCCTGCCGATCGCCTTCGGCGATATGCGCCGCGCCTACACCATCGTGGACCGGATCGGCACGCGCACGCTGCGCGACCCGTACACGAACAAGCCCTACGTCGGCTTCTACACCACGAAGCGGGTGGGCGGCATGGCCGTGGACACCCAGGCGCTGAAGTTCGCCAAGATCAGCGCCTGACCGGGCGCGCCGGCCGCGCGCCGGCGCCTCCATCCTGCCACCAGCCCCGCCTCGCGCGGGGCTTTCCGTTTCAGGAGGGCCACATGGCCGAACCCAAGACCGCCAAGGCGGCAGACCAGAACGCCACGGCGACCACCGAGCCGACCGAGAACCTGAACCAGGCCGGCACTGCGCCGAAGGATCCGGATCAGGCGACCGTCGCCGATGCCCACGCGAAGCACGAGGCGCAGCGCGACCTGGCGGAGCGCACCGAGGCCGCGAAGTGGGACAACGTGCGCGCTGGGATGAACCCGCGCGACGCGCTGTCCGCCGCGCAGCGCAGTGCCGGTGCAGCGCCCGAGAACAAGGCCCAGGGCCCGGCGCCCGAGAACAAGAGCGCCTGACCCATGCTCACCGTCGTCACCCCTGCGGCATCGCGCCTGCTGACCACGATCCCGGCGGCGCGCGACCACCTGCAGCTGGGTGACGAGGTGGACGACATCTACCTGGGCGAACTGATCGCCCAGGCCTCGGCCTCGATCGTGTCCTACTGCCGCCGCCCCTTTGCGCGAGAGACGGTGCGGGAGACCTTCCGGCCTCGAGGCGCCACGCCGCTCATCTTGGACCGGACGCCGGTACAGGGCGCCGTCAGCGCCACTGTGGCCGGGCAGGCCCTGGACGCCACCACCATCGAGATCAACCCGCTGAGTGGCCTGCTTTACCGCCTCGACGGCACGGCGCGCTGGACGGCCTGGAGCTGCGATGCCACCGCGGTGGAGTACACCGGCGGCTATGCGCTGCCGGGTCAGCCCGACCGGGATCTGCCGGCCGATGTCGAGCAGGCCTGTCTGATCATGGTTGCAGCCCGTTTCGCCGCGCGTGGGCGCGATCCGATGCTGCGCTCCGAAACCACCGAGGGGGTTGGCTCCTCTTCCTTCATTGCCACCGCCGACATGGGCGGGATGCCGCCGCAGGCCGCTGCGCTGTTGGACCCGTACCGCCGGTGGGTGGTGGCCTGACCATGTCGCACCACCTCGAAACCCGTCGTCGGCTGATCCGCAGCCGCGGCCGCACCATGTTGCTGCGCCGGGAGCGCAAGGGCGGCACGCCGGCCGAGGTCACGCTGATCGGCTTCCCGCGCGCCTACCGTCCGGACGAAATCCAGGGTGGCGTGCAGGCCAACGACCAGCAGGTCGAGATCCTCAACGACGAAATTGCCGCAGCCGGCTGGCCCGCGCCGCCCGCGAACCCTGACCGCCTGGTGATCGACGGCCGCACCTCCACCGTTAAGGGCGCGCGCCCGGTCTATGTCGGCGCCGAGCTGCTCGGCTGGTCCATCTGGGTCACGGGGTAAGCCGCTATGCCACTGGATCTAGGCAGCCCCGTCTGGAAGCAGACTGCGGCGCATCTGCGCGAAACTCTGCCGGAGCCGATGCTGCCGCTGAACAGTCTTTGGCAGGTAGCCGCCTACCTGCGGGACGAGGCGCGTCTGGAGCTGTCCGGCAGCCCGCCAGACACCTCGGAATGGGCGCGTCGTCAGAGAGCGGCGCATCTGCTGGCAATGGAGGCTGCAATCGTGGCCGCCGAACCGCTGGCGGCTGAAAGCTGATGAGCAGTCCCGAAGTCTGGACCGACGCTCAGGTGCTGATCCGCGACACGGCCGCCACGCTGGACATCCCGGTGGCGTGGCCGAACGAGGTGTTCGACGCACTGCCTGAGCCGCCCGCGCCCTTCGTGGCAGTGGAGCTTCAGGGTGATGGCGCCGAACCCTACGAGATGACCGGTGGCGTCTGGCGTGAGGACGGTTCGCTCTACCTGCACGTCATGGTGCCGACCGGTTCCGGCATCACGGAAGGCCTGCGGCTGCGCAAGGCGCTCGCCGACGGCTTCCGCGGCCTGCCGCCGCGCGCCGTCGTCTACAGCAGCTTCGGCTTCGACCCTGGCAGCAACGACGAAGAGGGCAACTGGCACCGCCTGACCCTGCGCGTCTTCTACCACTACCAGGACATCGGCATTCCAGCCTGAGGAGGGCCATCATGGCCGACGACACCAAGGCCGACGCACCGGCCAAGCCCATCACCTTCGCCATCATCGACGCCGCGACGAACAAGGAAGTCGGGCGGCAGACCTGCGACGCCAACTTGGCGCCGGTGCTGCTGGACGGCCAGCGCGCCGAGGTGGCCACGCCCAAGGCCGCGGCCAAGGCGCCCGCCACCACGCCGGAAGCCTCTGGCTCGTAACCCCGGCCCGGCTGGGCCTTTCCGTCACACCATCCACCGGAGGACAGGCCCATGACGGCCACCACCAGCTATCAGGCCGGCCAGGAAGCCACCCTCGCCCGGCTCGCCTACGTGCAGGAAGCCGCCTGGGGCGTTACCCCAGCCTCGAAGCTGCAGCAGATCCGCTTCACCGGCGAGAGCCTACGCGGCCAGAAGACGCGCTCGCGTCCCTCCGAGATCAACTCGAGCCGCGCCGTTTCCACGGCTGTGACCACTGAGGAGAGCGCCGGCGGCGGCATCAACTTCGGCCTCAGCTACGGCACCTTCGATGACCTGCTGTCGGGCCTGCTGAGCGGTGACTGGACTGCTGCCAGCGGCGCCGCCTCACTGACCAACGGCTCGGTGTTCAAGAGCTACACCTTTGAGACGAGCTTCTCGGCGGCGCTGTTCATGCAGTACCCGGGATCGCAGATCACCGGCGGCACGATCTCGGTGCAGCGCGGGCAGTTCCTGTCCGGCTCGCTCACCGTGATGTCGAAGCAGGAGCTTTCGGCCACCACCAGCCTGTCCACCGGCGGCACCTACACCGCACCGACCACGGGCCGCGTGTTCGATCCGATCGGCGGCATCAAGGAGGTGTTCGTGGACGGCGCAGCCGTCGCCGCGGTGTGCAATAGCGTCTCGCTGAACATCACCAACGACGGTGCCGGCGCGGACTATGGCCTGGGCTCCGCCGCGGCGCAGGGTATGCGCATGGGCGTGTTCGGCTGTTCTGGTTCGGTCGAATTCTACTTCCGCGACTTCGCCCTGTATCAGCGCTTCAAGGCGGAGACGATCGGCTCCTTCTCCTTCCGCGCGCTGGACGCGGCTGGCAACGGCTACCGTTTCACGCTGCCCGCCGCGGCGCTGATGAACCCGCAGATCAATGCTGGGGCTCCTGGCCAGCCGGTCATGGCCTCCTTCGATCTCGAAGGGAACCCGGACGCCACCGGCGTGGTCCTCAAGATCGACCGCGTCCCCGCCACCTGATCGCGTGGCCGGCGCCGCGGCGCTGGCGCGTGTAGGGGCCGGCCCGTCTGCGGGGGCAGGCCGGCCCCGTCCATTCCGTCCCCCGCGTTCCCGCATCCCGCATAGGATACCCGCACCATGAAGCTTTCCGCGGTCACTGCCGTGGCGCCTGCCGATCCGCAGGGCGACTGGATCGCCCCGGGTGGCGAGTTCGATGACCTCGAGGTGCTGACCGTCGGCTTCACCGACGCCTACACCGACATGCAGAGTTCCCGGCACCGCAAGCTGGCGCGTGCTTATGGCGGCGATCAGAACGCCGTGCCGGTGAAGCTGACCCGTAAGGCGAACATCGACTGCCTGCTGGCGCACTCGGTGTTCGGGCTGCGCAACCTGGTGGACGAAGCCGGTAAGGATGTGCCCTGGGAGACCGTCAAGCAGATGGTCTATGAGGAGCAGTACCGTCCGCTGGCGGATGCCATGTTCGCCGCGGCACGCCTCGCCACCGCCCGGCGGAAGGATGACCTCGAGGAAGCGGAGGGAAACTCCGAGCCGTCCTCCGGTACCAGCTCGAATGGGGCGGCTACGCCAGCCTGATCGAGGACGTCGAAGAGGACGAGCGGCCATTCCAGCCTGAGCTGGAGGGCTGGCTGGACTGGATCTGGACGGCTTGGAACTGGCTCTCGGATGAGCGGCCGACCCAGCTGACAGGCTTTGCGGCGCCGATGGGTGGCATGGTGCTGAAGAGCGTGCCGCGCCGCATCCCCTGGAGCGCCGTGGCGGGCTGGTGCGAACTGCACGGGCGCGACGCCGACGACCGGGCGTTCCTGTACCGACTGATCCGGGCCATGGACGGCGAGTACCTGGCGCACTGGCACCGCAAGGAGAGCAAGGG